GTGTAGGGGCCCTTGGTTTCGGCCGCTTTCTGTTCGGTCTCGGAGGCGCTGTATCCCGGATGCCCCTTGCTGATCTTGTGGATAGCCTCTGCGCCATCTTCACATCGGATTGCAATGGAGAGTGCGGCACGCCACATCGGCTCTTCGAGAGAAGCTACGTTCTCAAGCGCGTGCTTGATCTGGGCGCATCCGGTTCCCTTCATGCTCTTGCGAACGATGCGGGAAAAGCTACATGCGGGGTAGTCGCCCCCTGCCAAGTCCTTGGACGTGTCGTCCATGCCAAACGCTTTGGCCGCACTCAGATCAGCTTCTGGAGTGCCTAAGCATTTCACAATGGTATCCAGCGACACCGGGGTGCCCATGTTAGCGATAGCTACCGGGCGGGGCATGTTTTGCTTGTAGTTGTTTGTGCCAGGTACGCGCAGGATACGCGCCGCATCTGCGGTCACCGCTGGGTCTGCATGAAGGCTGTGGGTCTTGCACAAAAGCTTCAGCATGCGGGCGTAGGGAATCCACGTCTCGACCGGCACGTCTTCGGTCAGGGGCCAGTACACATGCAAGCCACCGCCTGAGTTGACGATGGTAGGGCTTGGCATGCCCGTTTGTTGGAGGAAGGTGGACAACGCTATGGCGGCGCCGGGCTGGTCATGGTACGGCTTGCCAGGGCCACAGTCGAGGTCAATGAAGAAGGAGCGCATGTACAGCGCGTTGCTCAATTTACGGCTTGAGCCATCTTTGAAAGATGCCAATGCGAAGTACGCATCGGAGCCATGTGTGTTCAGGTCAGTCGCGGCGGTCTCAACGTCAGCCGTGCTGGTGTGGAACGAAGGTGCGGCAATTTTGGATTTAATGCCCACCACGCAGTAGACGCCCTGCGTGGGCAGAATGGAATCAAGGAAGACGGTCACGGCATTACCTACTGGGTTTTGGCGATCGGGCGCGGGTCCACCGCGCCACGACCTTTTTCATACGAACCATCTGAGTCTGACGCGGAGAGGTCTTCCCAGTGAACCAGTTGTAAACGGACGCCCGTGTAACGCCCTGCCAGTCGGCCACAGCAGCAATGGGGATACCACGCTTGATGCAGCCTTTGGCAAACTGTCTCACCACTGGGTCGAGCTCTGCTTCCTCAATGGCTGAAAGAAAGAGGGTGGTGTACCCTCTTGCCGTTTTACTCATCGTCGTCAGTGGCCCACTGGTCGAGGATAGAGCTCACGTCCTTCGCCGGGGCGGCGGGGGCGGCTTCAGCTTTCTTGGCACGCTTGGTGGGCTCCGGGGTAGCGGCGGCGGGAGCTGCCATAGCTGCGATCGGGGCTTCCTTGAACGCTTGGGGCAGTGCAGGTTGCGCACCCGTCTCAGCCTTAGACGGCACCATCTTGAAGTCGATGGCGTTCTTGGCATCTTCGGTCACGCTCTGTGCCTTGGCCAGGGCCCACTCCTCTTGCGACAGGGGGCGCACAGCGCGGAACTTCATGACCGGCACAGCTTCGCTGGTGTCAAAGCGGGCTTCGGTCACCAAGCCAGTGATGGGGATGCCATGACCTGACAGGAACTTACCAAACGCTTGCAGGGGCATCTTCTCGCCTTCAGCCTTACCGAAGTACGACTTGGCGGGCACCGACAGGCGATAGATATTGCCGCCGATGTCATGCTCCAATGCAACAGCAAGACGCTTGCTGAAACGGCATGCACGGGCTTTGCCTTCACCGGAACCTTCGATGTTCTGGGGGCAGGTAGCGCATGCAGAGCTTTGCGGGTTGACCACTTCTGGCTCGGGCTTCACGCCTTCGGCAGACCAGCAGGCAGGCTTGATGTCTTTGCCTTCTTCATATTTCTCGGCGTAGTAGGTGCGTGAGACGCCCTTGCCACTGGCGATGATGACGAAGTTCATTGCGCGGTCCTCATTGCGTGCGACCTCTTCGCCGCCTACGACCATACGCCACACACCGCCCTTGATGGAGATTTGCTTGCCGCCGGAGCTGCCTGCAATATCTTTGGTTGTGGAGTCCTGCTGGTCGCGCAGGTAGTCGGGGATCATGGAACCGGATTGGAAAAGTGCAATGTTACTCATGGTGATTTCCTTTGTTGATTAAGAGGCCCTACGGACCGTGATTGAGTACCGTGACTCAACATTCATACCCTCAGGCATCTTGTCAGGATTTGAGGATAAGAATTCTTTGAACGCTGTCTGCGCTACTCGGCGTTCGAGCAGTTCAGGCGCGTCATTATCTCTGATGAATTGGTACATCTTGTCCCAGTCTGAAGTCCAGTACCGGGTTTTGATCGAGCGACGGAATGAACCGTGCTGTGTTTTTCCGCCATCTTGGCCGGTAGTTTTGCAAAGCTCCAGCAGCTCTTGCTCAATGGCACCCAACTGTTCGTCAAGGGCACCAAGCTCAGCTTCCATCTGCTTGGCTTTCATTTCTTTTGCGTCCCTGATCTTGATGTAGACCTGGACTAATTTGTCGGCATTTATGTCTGACATGGGTTTCTCCTGGGTGATTTGCGTTGAACTAGGTGTGGGGCGCTCACATGAAGCAGTGTCGCGGCGCTGTTGCACTCTGATACATTGATGCCGCACGGCGCTAACCCGTTTCGCCCCACAATTAAAATTATACAGTGTCAAATACCTTTGTCAAGCCGGCGCGCGTATTCAGCCATAAGTTCTTGGCTGATGGACTGAATGCCGTAGGCTTCCTGTTCTATGCCGGGGGACTTCTCGCCTATGCGCTCGCAGTAGTCCTGCCACACATGCACTGCCTCATGGACTAGCAGGCCTGCAATCTCGATAGGGGTGCGGCCTTCGCAGCTTCGTATACACACAATGCAAGCCCGCTCGTTCTTGGCGCTAATCAAGTGGTGGGTAGTAGCGTCTGCCTGCGGGGTTGCAATCCAGTCGCAACGCTCTTTGATTCGCAAATGGTGCAGGGCTTCGTGAAACTCATCTTCACTCAGGCACAGTGTGAGGAACGGGCCAGGGTGCGCTATGCGGCGGTCCAGCCATTCAAATTTTGATTCGGGTTTTTTGGGTTTCATTCGATTTCCTGTTTGTATAGTTCGACTAGGCTCAAATGCATGTCAACTTTGTTTTGCAGAAGGCTGTACATTCTGCGCTCAACCGGACTGCCTTGCAAGTGCGTGACGGTGACATTGTGCTTCTGGCCTGCGCGGTGGGCGCGTGAGTTGGCCTGGATGTAGAGCTCTGTGGAGGCTATTGGACCCCACCAGACAACTTGGTCAGCGCGGGTTAGGGTAATCCCGTGGGCGGTTGCTTGTGGCACCAACAACAGAATGCGCGGGTCGTCTTCGGTTTGGAACTGTTTGATGATCTCGCCTCGCCGAGTAGCGGACACGTCACCGTGGATTGCGTCCACCGTGTACCCATCTTTTATCAACACCTCTTGCAACATCTGCAATGAGTGGCGGAACGGCATGAACACCAGCACCTTCTGGTCGGTGCCATCAATAACTTCCTTAAGTGCGGCGTAGCGGGTTGCAATGTCAAACTCCACCACGTCACGGTCGTCAGTGTAGACAGCGCCCTGCGAGATTTGCAGTAGCTTGTTGAGCATAGCCGCCGCATTGGTTGCAGTGATTTCTGCCCCTGCCGCGATCGTCATCATCTGCTTGCGGATAGCGCCGTAGTACTTGTCCTGTTGAGCGGTGAGCGGCACCTCGCGGGCAGTGAACAGCAGGTCCGGCAGGTCAAGGCATTCCTCTTTGGTGAACCGAATCGCTGGCTGTAACACCTTATGCACAACGTCCTGTGCGTCACGCTTGGGCGCCCACTTGTACTGCGTGAGCTTGGTCATGACCTTGTCGCGGAAGGCGCCAAAGAAGCGGGGCACCGAGTCCGGGTTCACGATCTTGGCGAGGCCATACGCATCCAGCGGCGACTGCGATGCAGGCGTGCCAGTCATCAGCCACAGGCGCGTGCTAGGCTTTACAAGCGTTGCCAAGGCTTTCCATCTTTCGGTCTGGACACTCTTGATTGCGTTGGCTTCGTCAACGATAATGAGATCGAAGCCCCCTGCTTGCAGTTCGGGAGTGACTACCTTTACGCCGTCGAAATTGATGATGATGAATTCGTAGTTGCCCTTGACGATCTCTTGGCGCTTGGCCCGTGAGCCAGTCGCAATCGCCACGGTGCGATGCATCACCGTACGGAACAAGTCAGACCGCCATGCCGTCTCCATGATGGACACCGGGCACACAATCAATACGCGCTTCACGCGCCCCTGCCGCATCAAGTAGTCGGCCGCCCATGCTGCCGCACTGGTCTTGCCGGTACCAGCCTCATTGAACACATAGCACCGTGGGTGCATGGTGAGGAAGTGCGCGGTGTCGCGCTGGTGTTCGAACGGTGTGTACACGCCGGGCCAGTCGTAGCGTCCCAGGATCGGGCTTGGCACGTCTTTGATACCCAGGTTGCGTAGCAGTTGCACCTCGTCAAAGCCCCAGTTAACCAGCACTTGATCGCCTTCCAACACCTTGCTCTTGGGGATGAGCGCAGTGATCTGCGCCGGGTTCGGCGCGTTAAAAAGCAGTGCTTTATCTTGAATGATTTGCATGATTTGCCTGTTGAATAAAAGTTGAACGAACGAAAAAAGCTGGGTAGCGAACTACCCAGCAATACCCATCAGAGGAGAATGCCTGGAAACCCAAAACCAGGCCCCTCAATACTAAATTATTTCTTCCTTTCGCGCTTAGAAATTTGCGATTTCAGGCCGTTATCTTTTTGCCGTGCGAAGCTACGATTGGCGTTATCTGTGGTAGCCCGCAGGTTGGACAGCTTGGTGGGGTCGCCGCCCTTGGACAGCGCCTTCTTGTGGTCCACGTCCATGTCCGATGGCAGGTTGCCATGGGCCTTTTCATAGGCACGCCGCGCTTTGTTGCGGTTGGACCGGTTCTTGATCTGTTCAGGGGTGCCCTGGTACAGGGCGTACTCGCGCTTGTAGTCGCGTGGTTTGGTGGCCATGGTTCCTCCTAGCGGTGATGGTCACAGGTGGTTACGGGGCAGAACTTGCACAGGGGCCCCGAGCGTGGGTTCCACACGTTCAGGTTCAGGGCGTTCTCAATAGCACCGGCGCGGCCGGCCCAACGAGAGAGGATGTCAGGCAGGTGGTCACGCGTGTACTCAGAACGAATGATGTCACCAGCCACCACAAATAGCAAGACGCCCTTGACGGTGTCCACCTCGGGGTAGTGAGCCATAATCATTGCAGCCATCAGCTCAAGCTGGGCCTTGTCAGCGAAGCGGCTTGACTTGCCCGTCTTGTAGTCTGCTACCCGCGCGACCCGCTTGGGGACGTTGATTGCCATGAAGTCCGGGACGCCCCGGAACCATACGTCTTTATCAAAAAATCCACACGGGCTAAAGTCAGCTCGGATACCCATTTTTTCCTCGCACTTGATGTCGCCTTCAATGGCCGCGAGGGGTTCGATGTATCGCTGGAATTGAGCGAACTGAGGAGGGAGGGGTGTACGGTCTTTGATGTAGTCTTCAAATGCTTTGTGAACTGCTGTTCCATACAGTGTTGCTTCTGTCTCTGATTGCTTGAACTTCTTGAGGATTCGCACCTCGTTGTACTGGCGGGGGCAGTTTTCGAATTGCTTGATTGACGAGTACGAGTGGGCGAGTGCCATGGTAGAAGCCATCTAAGCCTTAGATGGTGGATGAGTTGGGATTACTGAGTTTACATCCAGTTGCTGGGTTCAGCAATCCCCATAGCTTTCCCCCATGCCGGACTCGCAGGCAAGCGGCAGATCGGGCGCCCACTTGGGGCGCCAGGACATGCATTGCTCAACGTAAGCCTGGGCAGCATCGGCTTCCTCTATCGGGGCGATGCAAGCGATAGCGTCATGCACGGTCAGCACCACAGGGTAGCGCTTTTGTACCCGCAGCATCTGCTCCCCGATGACACAGCGTGCCACGGCTTGGCAAATGTTTTCTGTAACCAGCCCGCCGTACACCTTGGTGCTGACACCCTTGGATTCGTAGCGCCAGCCAGGGCGCGAATCGCCCACCACGCGCTCTTCGGTCACCCGGATGAGGCCTGGGTACTGGATGTGCAACCCGCTTGGCAGGGTGATGCCGATGTCGTCCGTCTTGCACAGGCCCGGGATGTCGATCGTGGTCTCGTTGCCATAGTGCAGGGACTCCAGCGCCTTGTTGGCACGCTCCCACAGCTCAGGGATGCGGTTGTACGTCTGCCGGTAGGTCATGATGATGGACTTGGCTTCGGCTTCAGACACCTCCACCCCAGCTTGCAGCTTCAGGAACGCCCGCAGCTTGACGTGCCCAACGCCGTAGCCCGCGCCCAAAATCACGGTCTTGCCCACTTGCCGTTGGGTCTTGTCCACCTGCGCTATCGGCACGCCATAGATACGGCTTGCCATGATCTTGTACACATCTTCTTTGTCTTCGAAGGCTTGCACCAAGTCGTACTGCCCAGCCATCCAGGCCAGGGTCCGCGCCTCGATCTGCGAAGAGTCGCAGTCAATCACAACGTGCCCGGGGGGTGCCTTGATAGCCTTCTTGAGCTTGCCGCCGTACATGCCACGGGCAGGGATGTTTTGCAGGTTGACTTTGTCTTGCCCTGACCAACGCCCGGAGTGGGCGCCGTAGTACCGCAGGGGCACAGGGAACGCGCCTCGCGTGGACATGCCAATGAAGCGGTCAGTGCGGGTCTCTTCCAGCGTGGTCTTGTGTCCCAGCCGGGCGGATACCAACGCCTGCACCTGCTCGTCAGGGTGCTCAGCCAGGGTCTTCATGGCTTCGTCTGTCTTGGCAAACGCGTAGGTCATGCGCCCTGTGGTGGCACTGAGCTTCATGGGTGGGTCTACATTGGCCAGCCGCAACATCTCCGCAAACTTCTCGTTGGACATCAGCAGCTTCTTGATGCCGTCCATGCCTTCTGAAAAGATCATGTGGACAAAGTCAGGGTTCGCCCCTTCCAGCATCTTGTCCCGCAGTTGCTCAAGCAATGCCTCTTTGCGGTCACGCACGTCTTGCAGGTGGGCCTTCAGCATCTGCCCATCCAGCACCAACCTTGGCTCAATGAAGAGGCGCAGGGTCAGGTCAAGCAGCTTCAGCTCTTGCAGGGGGAAGCCATCGTCAAGATACTTCTGGAACAACTGGTACGTCAGGTGCACGTCATTGATACAGTATGCGCCGTAGACCCCCAAGTCGGAGGGGTAGAAGTCAGCGAAGCGCTTACCCATTGCACGCACAACCTCATCGCCCTTCTCACCAAGTCCGGCACGCTCTGCCTGCGACTTCAGGCTGTGGGATTTCTCATGCGGGTACAGGGCACGCGACATGCCCATGATGTCTGTCCACGCCTTGGGCTTGATGCCGTAGCGCCACGCCATGATGGCGCCATCGAACGCAGTGTTCTGCGCCACGACCAGCTTGTCCGACCAGTCAATGGCACTCAGCGCTTCTTCAACGTCAGGCTTGGCGTACCAAACAGTCGGTCCATCGTTGTGCTTGATGGCAACGCCAATGGTCTCAAACTGCGGCGAGCGCACGTACTCCTCCGTGGTGAGCTTGGTAAGGCTGTACTCGGAAGAGTAGTACGTCTCGAAGTCAATGGTGACAATGTTCATCGTGGTTGTTTTGCTATGGCGTTGCGTAGATGTTCGTTGATGGGATGGTAATACACCATTGCGTCAGCCCCTTCAGCTTTTAGTGGCGCGGTCTGGAACCCTTGTCCTACCTTCTTCGGCGTCACCACCACACGCTTGCGCTTCTCTGCCTCTCCAAACACTTGGGCAATCACCCCCGCAGTAAACGCCTGGCGCATCATCTTGCGGTACGCCACAAGCAGGGCGGCTTTTTCTTCAGAAGTCAGGTGCAGAAAGCGGGTGTTCGCCTCATTCCCCATCAAGACTTCTTCCAAAGCATCGGCAATGTGCATGAAGCGGGGCGCGTCATCGCCGTAAGTGTAGTAGCCTGGCTGTCTAATAAAGTCCTCAGGGTTGGACTCCATGCGGTCGATGAGAATCTGCACACCCTCAAGCATCTCTGTCTTGGTAGATGTCGAATTGTTCGTAGTTGGATTTGGCGTTTCTGATGTCATGCAGACACCCCACAAGATAGGTTAAGTTGTTTTCGTTGATGACCAATGCCAGACCCCCCGCGCTGTCGATGTGACGTAGCGCGCTGATCTGCAACATGGTGGGCTTGTTGCTTCCTGCCTTTGCTTCGATACCAACGAAGCGCCCGTCAATGCAGGCAAGGATGTCAGGGGTGCCAGCCTTTGCGTACTGGCCCCCGATGTAGTTCACGGCGTAAGCCTCCGCACCTTTGAGGATGCGGTGTATCTTGTCTTTGACCTTGGACTCAGGCGTTGCCACGTTCGAGGTGCTCAGTCAAACGCTCAAGGTAGTGCCGTGCCTTGTACACGTCTTCGATGCCGTTCTTGTCTTTGTAGCGGGCGATGTACTTGATGACGTTCCCACGCAGGTAGCCTTCGAATTCCTCTGGGGTCATCCATGACTCCATCGCAGTCCAAGGTTGGATTGACTTGGCGCGGTAGTGCTCGCCGCCCACCTGCCTGTCGCTGGCAAGCGCTCGGTCTGCCATAGCTTCCATTTGCCTTGCAAGGTCTTCCATCGCCTCTTTCTCTTCGTCTGTTACTTCTGGGTACGTCAGAATGGTTGGTTGCCCGATCATAATAGTGCGTCCTCAATCTCTGATAAGTTGTTGCCAGATTGTTTTTGGTTTTTCGGGAACCGGCTTGGGTCCAGGCGGGTGAACGGCCACCACGCTTGCAGTTCCTGTTGCGTCAGTCGGTGCATTGGTTTTTCCTTTGTTGATGACGTTGTTGAGATAGGCGCGTAGCCACTTAGCGCCGCCAAGTTTGTAGAAGGCTTCACGTTGTTCTTCCGTTAAGCGTGCGCCTACGAAGCCCTTTTGTCCGGTGAGTGCAGACTTGGGCCGTGGCATTACTGGCTCATCCACCCACTGAAGGGGCACTTCTTTTCTTCGCTTTCCCGCACACGGCGGTATGCACGATAGCGATTGATGTTGGCTATCTTCTCGCCTTGCATCAGCTTGTCGAACTCCTCACGCGCAACCATGTGGTGATGCAACTTCACCGGGCGCTCAGTCAGCGGGGTCAGGTGCACCAGCGGTTGCTGAAACATCAGCCTGTGTTCGATAGGCGTGTGCCCTCTTGCGAACATGATGTTGACATTCAGCGAGTACTGGTACTTGAACTCCGTGGTGCCCGGCAGGAGAATCATGTCGTTGGGGCGGGGGTAGCTCCACGTGGGTTGCTCCCACATCCACATGATGTCTTCCTTGCACTTAGCCGCCCACGGGTTGCTCATCTTGATGTGGCAGTAGTGCGTGTCCGGCAGGTAAGACCCACGCAGCATCTCAGGATGCTGGGACACCGGCGTGGTGTTGTCAGAGAACGCCGCCTCAAAGAACGGGTCGCCGACAGGCCCAGTGCGGCAGATAAAGTCAGACCACAGCGGCTGAATGATGCCGTGCTTGTAGTAGTCCACCATCCCCATACAGCGGCGCATGGTCGCCGTGGGGAAGATACTGCCCTTCATGGGTATCTCTGTCTTGAGTTCTTTCCACCAGTCGGGGTAGAACTGCGCGGCGGGCTTGGGCTTTGCCGCGTCAAAGATCATCTGCCGGCACGTGAACAGGTCAAGGTTCACTGGGCGTTGCTTGAAAATGAATAGCATCTCATCCTCCGAAAAGGGCGTTGAGCTTATCACGCAATGCACGAGCCTCTGCAATAGTCAACGACTCGATGTCCAGGTCGAACACAGACCGCATCTGCGGGGCAGGCGAACTAACGGTTAGTTCGGGCTTCGGTGCCGGGGGAACTTTGCGCTCAGAGGTGTCCAGGGTAAACATGTCCATTTGATTCACTTGTTTTTTGGCCGCCTTCTTGGGCTTAGCTTTTACAGGATTGCTCATGCGTTTGCCACGCCCCACGCCTAATTGTTCAGCCGGGGACATGTACTTGTCCACTGCGGCATGGTATAC